CCAACACCTGCGCGCCGGCATCGCGGACTTCGCGCCATTCGGCTACGCGACGATGGTCGAGGCCGAGGTGTTCATAAACCGCCGAGTCTTGGCGGTTTTCCGCACGACGTCCCTGCCGCGCCACCTCTCCCCGCTCCTGCCCCGCGTCGATCTCGTCGGCCATCCGCATCTCGGCGCGCACGATCATCCGCAGGCAGTCAACGCGCCCGCGGCGCAGCGGCCGACCGTAGCGTTAGCCGCACGCGCTCCCCGCCGCACGCTTGGCAGCGAAACCGACACTGCGTCTCTTCGACCAGGTGTGTGCCGCGGACGCCGACCGGCGTATCGACGGCCACATAGGGCACCACGTCTTGCGATTGGCACGTCAGGCACGTCATGATTGTGCCCGCCCGGTACATCGCCCGTTCTCGCGCCGTTGGCACGCGCTGGTAACTCATGGTCACCGCCCCCGGATCTGCCGGAGCAGATCCTCGAATGAGTAGCGCTTGCTGCTGGCCTCCACCGACCGCAGCGGGAAGACCTGCCGCCCACCGTCAATGCCGAGTTGCGAGATCGTCACGCGCTGGATGCGGAACGTCCCGCTGATGGCCGGATTGCTCAGTTCAATCGTGACGTTGCGGCCCGGCTGGCAGGACTGATCCCGCGTGTCGAAGCGGATCGTGGTGATGGGGTCTTTGCGTTCGGCGAGCAGCGCCTCGGCGCGGTTGCCGGCCTCGGTCGCGCTCAGCCGCCCGTCGGCGATGTGCTCCTCCACGATGCCGTCGCCGCCGGTGAGTGCAGCCAGCGCGTCCTGCGCGTCTTCGTCCTCGCGCATTTCCAGCACGGAGACTTCATCGCCCTGCGCGATCGGATAGACGATGGCACCCGCCCCCGATGCCGGGATGCCGGTTAGGTAAGGCACCACGCGCACGGTCCCGCTCCGGACGGGTGCCGTCAGTGACCCAATGCCCGAACTCGGGATCCCGAGCAGCTGCCCCTGCCCGCTCGTTGCCGAGCGGTTGGTATGGTAGAAAATCTGCCCGTCGATTTCCGCCCAGCCGTAGTTGGAAAAGACCGCGAGGTTATCCACAGTGAGCGACGTCGCGCCCGCCTGCGCCACGTACTCCGTAAATGCCGTGTTCGTGACCGGCGGCTGAGCGGTCCCAAGGCTGCCGTCCCCATACGTGTCCGGCACCACGCTGGTCTGGCTGACCCCGAGCACGGCGAGAAACTTCAGCGTGCTGCCGCCGCCTTCCGTGCGGTACAGGTTTTTCGAAGTGACACCCGACCCGTCGGCTGGAACCGGAATGCTGGTCACGCGCGTGGCGCGGCTTGTGGCATCGGCCGTCCCGGATGCCGTCGCCGACGGCGTCGTCTCCCCTCGCGGGGTGACGTAGGTCACCGCATACCCGTACGTCGCGCCAGCGTCCATCGATCCGAGCGGGAATCCCGTGACTTCTGGGGCAACGCTCATGGTGTTGGCTGGCGCCGGCACGTAGGAACCCAAACTGCTGCCGCTTCGATTGCTCCCGGCAATCCCCGTGTACGTGATCCGCTGCGGCCCCGATTCGACATAGCCGCCGGTCGCCGAATACCATGAGCCGTCCTCGACGGGGAGGATGGTGCTTCCGGCCGCAACCTGCACCACCGCCGGTGACCCGCCGCCACGCGACCATACGCGCGTCGCCACTTGCGACAGGTCCGCCGATTCGGTGATGTTGCGTGCCGTGCGGACGCCCTGCCCTTCCTCGGATCCGTAGAAGGCGCCTGCGTCGAATCCGAACCCGTCGAACGCCTCCGTGTTGGCGTCCGTGATGGTGCCGGCGGCCTGCTCGTCGGTGGTGTAGAAGTGCAAGCCCTTCGCGTAATCGATGTACCAGTACGCGCCGATCCGCTCCGCGACGCGCGTCAGCGCATCGCTCACGGACTCATTGGTGAACGTGATCTCGTCGAGCGTCGGCAACCCCGCCTGCACGAACGCGGTCGTAAAGCCGGACGTGTAGGTCGCCATCAGGTTCAGCACAATGGCCGTGGCCGACTGGTTCGTGTATCGCTTGATGACTTTCCGCCGATCCAGCAACCAGGTGTAGTCGATGCAGGACAGGTCGTACACGACGTTCGTCGCGACGTCCTCGTAGCCCTGATCCACCGCGAGAATGTGCCCGCCGAACATCTGATGCGTAAAGTCCTCGTCGCCGCAGAAGACCGTGATTTCCTGCCCCTTCTGCGGCACGAAGCCGGCGACGCGCAGACTAGCGGTGTCAGGGTCATGGCCCTGTGTCGGGACGATGGTCACGCCCTCGACGCGCACATTGGCCGTGCGATCGGTGCCATCGATGAAAATCCGGATCCACGGCTGGAAGGTGTTGAGTCTCGACGCGCCAAGCCGCATCACGCCGAGTCGGGCAACGGGTGCCATGATCCAAACCTCGCCTTCGGTATTTCGTCGGTAAAAAAATGGGCCAGCGGGAGAAAGGAACCTGCTGGACGCGCGTCAGAGCAGGCTCGGGCGCACCGCCGGCCCCAAAGGGCCGCGCCCGAATTATCGAAGGTTCAAGCTCTTGACCACGGCCTCCCACTGCTGTAGGCACGTCTCCGTCCATCCCGGGATGTGCTCGAATCCGTGCGGACCGGCCTTCTGGAAGCGGCGATCGGGTGCCGGGAAGCCCTGTGCGCGAGCCGCACTGAACTGAGCCTTGCTCCAGCCGAAGCGCGCCATGACATCGGCCTCCCGCAGCGTGCGCTCCTGTGGCGGTTCCGGCCTCGGCGCCATCGCCTTGCGGTAATCCTCCGGATCAAAGACCCGGTGATCGTGCGGCAGTGCGCCGCCCGCGTACGGCTCACTGACGGCACGAAGCCCCTTCGGGATGTCGGCTTCTCTCGCGAATACCCAGACCTGCCCGGGCTGAAACACGTAGCCTCGCGTCGCTCCGTGAAACACGACGCTGCTGGTGACCATCAGCACGATCTGCCCGTCCGTGGTCTTGCCCCCGGTGCCCATCAACAGACTCTTGGCTGCCATCTCTCTCGGTCCTTTCTACGCTTCCGTCCTACAGTCCGCGCACATGACGAACCACTCGCCATCGCGCCCCGTCACCGCCCAACCCGCGGGCCGGTCGCCTACCTCTTTCGCCGCGCCGCACACGCTGCACGCGGTTGCCGCCTTCAGCGCCTGGAAGTACGTGTAGCCTTCCGCGCACGCCGCGATCACGCCGCGAGCCCATGCGCGGCGGTATTCGTCCTGGGTCACTACAGCCGCCCCTCGCGCAGTCCAAGCTCCCGGCGCCGAAGCGCCGTGCGCTGCCTGTCCTTGGCCGCCTGCTCCCGCTGCGCCAGTTCACGCCGGGCAAGATCCATCCGCCGCTCGTCTTCGCCGTCGTCCACTCGCGCACTGACCGAGGTCTGCTCATACGCGGGGTAGGTCACCGGCGACACGTCGAACAACTTCGCCCGCTGGATGATTCGTAGGGGTTGCTCGTCGCGGCCGATTGCCGGCCAGCGCTCCAACTCGACCGCGAACGCAAACGATGACTGACTGATGTCGCCGCGCCGAACGCTCTCGACCAGATCCCGCGCGAACTGTGTGTCTGGAGGGGTCACCCGATAGCGCAGACCCGCGTTGTCCTCGCGGAGCGCCAGCGTGCCCGCCTTGTTCCGACCCAACACGAAGTTCGCGTCGTGATTGAACAGCGCCCGAACGTCGTCCCGGCCGATCGCCTCGGCAAAGGCGCCGCGGGCAATCGTTTCGCGGAAGTAGTTGCCGATCACCGCCTCGGTGTTGAACAGCGCCGCATAGCCCTCGAGCGCCCCGGCTGCCTTCCCGCTGGTGCGGGCCTCGAGCGCCCCCGCGACCGTCCGCAGCTCCCGGCCTGCATCGGCCGTCTCGCGCCCGCCGCGCCGCTCCACGACGATGCCGTAGGCCGCGCGCTGCAGCTTCTCAGCCGCGGCAAGCCGCTGACGCCGCGCCGCCATCGCCGGATCGCACCCGCCGCACTTCGGGCACAGCACGCGCACGCGCTTCCGCCTGTGGTCGATCTCCGTCGCCCAGCCGAACAACTCCCGCGTAGTCGGCGCCCCACACGAGCCGCACGCCGTCGCCCGGCTCAGGTGCAAGAGCGCCGCGGCACCATCGCGCGCCGAGCGCGCCGCCATCGTCCGTATCTCAGCTCGAATGTCCATTTCCTTACCGTCCTTTGCGCCTGATTGCAGTTGTTTGACTTCTCAAAATCTAGGTTTGAAACTTTTGAAATCGGATTCATACGCGGAGAGGGAGGCGTCGGTCCTTGTGATCAGCGCCATAGAGAGTTGACCCCCCCTAGGTATCTGCCGGAGTTTCAAGTGTTTACGGGTCATCGGTTCATCTCCGGATCCCATGCGACCCGGACTGCCCGCTTGCGT